CAAGTTCAGCATTCTTGGAAGAGCTTGCCATCACATTCAGCGGACTGCCTTCCATCTGGATTCCTGACGAAGCGTAACCAGCCTGCATATCGCCCATCATCTTTCTTGCATTTGCACGTTGTCGCTCTTCCTGCATCAGCGCATTGCGTCTTGCCAACTCGGCGTTGTTCTCGGCAACCTTCGCGTTGTAGTTCGCCGCGTTCTTTTGCGAATTCGCAGAGGCCAACGTGCCAACAACCGACATGATTGTGGATATTGTTGAACCCCATGTCGCAATGAAACCCATTACCGGAGCCATTATTTTATCCTCGCGTAAAGTGCGCTATCGCCACCGTCAGGGCGGTACTTAATCATTCTATCCGCCTCGATGTTGAATCCAAGCATTTGTATCCATCTGTGTGCCTTGGCAAATTCACTATCAACCGTTGCCTCTATCCGCTCAAACGGTGCAAGTTCAAAGAATCGTTTGATTGCCTTTGTGATTGCGGTCATGTGCGCACCAGCATCAGCAGATAGATAAGCCCACGCCAGTGCGCGGTTATGCCATATCGGAATGATGCCTGCACAGATAACCGGCATACCATCTACCAAGCCGCTGAATGCGTATTCGCTTTCGAGTGCAATCATCATATCGTCGTCAACGTAAGCGGCAAGATACTGCTGCGCTGGTTGCAGGCTGATTTCTTTCAGGTGAATGCTCTCGTAAGGCACGATGTTCATTATCCCCTGTCCTGAGTTACAAGTTGTGGCATAACTGCCAGTATGGTCATTGGCATTGGCGAATCGTTCTCGATGATTATCGCACCTTCCGTGTCGTAATCGCCGCCCCAATTAAACACCTTGTCTCCAGTGAACAGCGCATACGAATCGCCCATCACATCTTCGGTGTCACGGAAGATAACCTCTTGCATCTTGTCAACCCGATGGCCGCATTTCAGATACATTGTATTGTTCAGCCTGACCGACACGCGGTGAATGCGTTTAGTCTTGCCTTGTGCTGTGCCGTCAGCCGCACCAGCCTCGATGGGTAACAGTTGTACGCGTCTGGTGTAAGCCAATCCTGCGACTACATAAGAATAACTGTCATTCAGGGTAATTGCCCCAGACGTTACAACAACATCAGGATGCAATGTACCATCAGCCCATATCGATAGCGTCTCACTTTCAAGGTGGTCAAACCCGGATATTGAACTTGTGGCTGTCCCTGAAACGGACAGCGACAAATCCGAATAATTGGCGTATGCCTTGCCTGCGCTCTCGCCATTGAATACGGTCATTATTTCTTTGAATTGTTCCGACGCGCCCTGGATACTACGCCCATCCACAACCCGCCGCTGTTCCGATCCCCCGCCTGGGTCGGATATAACCGCAATGCTTTCAACTACTCCGCCCACATCGTGCATTGCCCATGCCAACACGCTCTGCTGCCGGTCATAGGTGAATGAAAGTAATTTCCCATCCTCCCGCACCGCCCAGATAATCGGCTGCGGTTCACGCATCAAGGCAAGTTTGGTAATCCCGTTTCCGGTTATATGCTCACTGACTATCGTCATGTCAGGACTGCGGAAACCATCAATCTCATAGACGTATGCCAACTCCCTGACCTTCTTGCCAAGCCGCTGAACGTATACGCTTGCCCGGTCTACCCTAACAGGCATTAACGCTGCACAACCGTTGGCAGTGGAGCGTTTCACGCTGATATTGGTAGCAGACAATACTTCGCCAATCTTGTACGGTCTGACAATCCACTCACCACCAGACGTTCCTACCATCAATGCGCGTTCTTCATCCGATAGCCAACGGATCACATTCACGTCAGCCGCGTCGACGGTAAGCGACAATGCTTCGGAAGCGGACACATCACCAGAAGCATTCACTGGCTTGAAGTCAGTAAACGAACCTGAGACAGTTGCCCATATGGTTTGCGGTTTTGCCGTGCTTCCACCAAACCATAGCCTGCCATCGTAGAACAGCAATGCTGCCGGATAGCCGTTCTTGTCAGACCAAGCGCCCTCAGACCATGAATGCCATCCGGTAAGGTATGGGTCAGGGAGACGCTCGATTACCGTGGCAGTAACTACTGTCGTGCTGGTGTACGCGGTAATCTGTGCATACCCCCTGTCACCGCGAAGATATGTCCATGTCTCTGCGCCGTCGCTCTCTGTACCAATGTCGTGTACTGGAGGATTCTCGCCGGTCGTACCACCGCTTGCAGCAACGTACAGCTTGCCATCGTAGTAGCGCACATCGCCAATGGAAACGGTCTTTGCTGCTTCCCATTTGCGGTTCTTCGACTCAAGGCTTTCCCTGAATCCAATGTATGAGCCAATCATGTCTGCGGAGAATGGCGTATGCCCACCGCTTGCGGTAATGGTAATTCCTGCACCAGTAACCGCGCTCACCGTTAGAACGTCTGCATCCTCTACATTCTCATCAAGGAATGGCCCCCATGTATGGGCGTAATCTGCGAACGTCCAACTTGCATGGCCGTATCTGGATAGCGTCTTTGGTGCGTGGCTTTGATGCGTCAGGTACAAAACATCGAGGCTTTGCGCATACTGGATTGTTGCCAACTCATCTTCGGTATAGGTGGTTGTTATCTCGTACACCTGAGCCGCAGTGCCATCAGCCGTGTAAGTCGTATAGTTGGTTGAGTCAATCGGATTACCGGCAAGATCGGACAAACTGAATGTATCTGCGCTCAATGAAGTAAGGATGAAGTTCTTACCGTTTAGTTGTGTCATTCCTGTGATGCCAGAAATGTAGACTTCTTTTCCGGTTGTAAATGCGTGTCCTGCAATGGTAACGACGCATGGCGATGCCTTTGTTATTGCCGTGATGTTCTTTGCGGTCTCAAGTATCTGTCCGCCATCCATGTGGAAACGAATGTAGTTCTCACCGAATTCCAGCACGTATGCCTGTACTGTCGAATATTGGAAGGGAATATAAACCGCCTTCTTGTCGCTGTTCTTGGTGTTGGAACTGTACTCCGTGCCTGGTCTTGAGATAAGCCCGCCTTGCACGATAGGAACCATGTTCAGGCATTCCTTTAGGCCATTGCGGTATTCATCCAGATCAACCCTGCCGTACATTAGCGGGGAGAATTCGCCACCACGGAAGTCGTTATATATTGGGGAGACTTTAGGCATTACAGTCTCGCTGTTATCCAACTATCTTCTGGGAATTCATCCGATATGTTCTCGAATGCGTTTGCTTTCCTTGCCTCGCGGATTGCTGCACGATAATCTTCCCTGACCGTTGCGGCTTTCTGATTTGACTGCGTTCTGCGTTCGCACATTTCAACGGCAAGGGCGCAAGCCAGCGCGTCCACGAAGGCGCTGTCATACATGTCGGTATCTTCAATCCTTGCAACATACCTGATGTTCAAAGACCCGGTTGTGTTGGTGACAATCTTCCTGCCTTCAATCTTCCAATCAAGAGATTCGCTGTTACCAGGCAGGATGCGAACAAGGTCAGATGGCAATGTGTACTGCGTTGTGAATTCATCTGTTGCAGGAGGGTCTGCATCCTCGGCCAAGGCGACTCGCTTGATTGCAAAGTTCCACGGATGCTTGCGCAATTCCGTATCTCTCACGCTGTCGTACACGGCCAGCAGAGTATTGGAATTCTCGCTGTTCTCGGTCAATGAGACAATGGTCTCAGCGCCGAGCTTGATAAGCGCCTTATTACATATCCCGACCTTGCTTGTCATCTTCAACCTCCGTTAATTCTGGATATTCCGCCATCGCCCAAAATATATATTCTGTAGAAAAGTCGCGCCCGCAATCAGGACAAAGCCATGTGGCACGTGATATTTTCCGTGCGTTCTGGAAATCACATACGGTACATTCTACGTCTTTTACATAATGCGTCATGGTTACTTTGTCGCTCTTTCAAGTTCCAATATGTAGCGTCCGAGTTTCTCGGTGTTGTCGCGGTTAAGGCACATTCCACCATCGGGCAACTCAGTTATCGTCAGGCTTGGTTTTACCGGAGCCTGATGTTTCTCCATTGGATTGTTGCTTGCGCATCCCGCCATCAAAATGACCAGCAAACCACCCGCCAGGGTCTTGAGATAACTTGTCCGACTCATCCTGTGCCTCTTCTTGTTCTGCGCCTCTACGCCATGCAAGCAGCACCCACAATAACTTGTCCAGCACTGCAAGCAAGGCAGAGGCAGCATTCATTTGGCAATGCGCTTGACCGCTGCAATGCGTCCGTAGATTGCCCATACACCACCAACCAAGGCTGCAATCTGTTCGGCCAGGCCACCAGTGTCGCCAATGTCCCAACCGGCAAGTTGCGATACGGTTGCCAGCACGGCAATCAGTGCGCCCCAAATGGTCTTGCTTGCGAGTAAACCTTTTACGTCATCCATTTCAGTCTCCTATGATTAAGAATCAATCGCCGCGTACTCAAGATTTGCGGCTATCCTGCGCATCCATCCACGCCCAAACTTATCAAACGTGGACAACTTGCACATGAATTCTATGCGCTGCGCTAAGAATCGCAGTATCACATCTGTCTCGTACATCTTCGCCAGTGCGGCTTGCGATACATCGCCCCATACGCCATCGTCAGCCACGCCCACGGCGCGTTGCAGAAATCGGGTTGCTTGCGCTACGCCTGAATTGATAGCAGCATCAAGCAGTTGAAACGCTACGCCATCGTCGAGCTGGTCGGCGTGTATCCGATCCCACCAGTCCCGCTTGTAAATGGCAATCGCATTGTCGCGTGTCAGCGCCTCGATATTCAGGTGCGGATAAGTGTTCGCCGCAATTCCGTACTTGGTGCCTCTTAACTCACCGGCGTTCACGCGACCACCTGTCCAGTTGCCGGGGTCAGCGGGGTTGTTGCTGTAGCCGCCCTCCGACACCATTAATCTTGTAAACGCGGTATTAAAATCCATGAAACACTCCTATAATCATCAACATGACACACACAACCCGAAGGATATATATATGGATGAGGTATGGAAACCAGTTGAAAGCACCGCAAATATGCTTGAAGTATCTAGCACCGGCAGGGTGCGCCGCGTTGCCAGACCACTTATCTACAAAGACGGGCGTTCTGGCACGTTGAAGGCGGGGCTGCTTAACGGGGCTATCGGCCTGAACGGCTATAAAGAGGCCAGTCTCAGTGGTAAAAAGTTGCTTGTGCACAGACTTGTGG